TCAGGGAGCCTCTCTCCGATACAGTCCAAGACGATGCAAGACTCACCTTTTACGCTCCGACCTAGTCCGAGTCAATGACAGATAAACCCAAAAAAAAACAGCCGCTACGAGGGGCAACTAAACCGAGGCTTCAGAGTGTGCCTCTCAAAGGCAAATCTAAGATTGATGATGTCAAGCAGCTCTGTGAGATTATTAAGATGCCTTTGCTACCCTGGCAAGAGTATGTACTTAAAGACATGCTTACTGTGGACACAAAAGGCAAGTGGATACGCAAGACAAACCTTCTACTAATAGCCAGGCAAAATGGCAAGACACATTTGGCGCGTATGCTAATCCTGGCTCACTTAATCAAGTGGGAAACCAATGTACTTATCATGTCTTCTAATAGAAGCATGGCTCTGGACACATTCAGGCAAGTCACAGACATCCTAGAGAACAATGACCACCTCAAAGGCTTTGTTAAGCAGATCCGCTATGCAAACGGTACTGAGTCAATCGAGATGCTTAATGGCACTCGGTTGGATGTTGTAGCAGCTACTAGAGATGGCTCTCGCGGTCGATCAGTTAATGGCTTGCTGTTTATCGATGAAGTTCGAGAGATTACAGAAGAAGGTTTCCGAGCCGCGACTCCAGTAACCAGAGCACACCCTAATTCTCACACACTGCTCTGTTCTAATGCCGGGGATGCCTTTAGCACGGTGCTTAATGATTTAAGAGAGCGAGCAATTTCGTATCCACCTAAGTCTTTCGGATTCTATGAGTATTCGGCTCCCCAATACTGCAAGATTGAAGATCGCAACGCATGGGCGATGGCTAATCCTTCACTAGGTTACACAATTACAGAAGAAGCTATTGAGGAAGCCATAGCAACATCCCCGATAGAAAATACACGCACTGAAACTCTCTGCCAGTGGATTGATAGTTTGTCAAGCCCGTGGCCTCACGGCGTGTTGGAAGAAACATCGGATAGCACACTCGAAATGACTGCAGGGGCTTATACTGTGTTTGGTTTCGATGTCAGTCCTTCAAGGCGCAATGGATCATTGGTCGCAGGACAACTTTTGCCAGATGGAAGGATTGGCATCGGGATCCTAGAGACTTACAGCTCTCAAGTTGCCATCGATGAGTTAAAGATGGCGGCATCAATTAAAGGCTGGGCAGACATCTACAAACCGCGCCTAGTTTGCTTTGACAAGTATGCCACTCAAACTATTGCCGACCGACTCTCCAATTCTGGAGTAATGACAGAGGATGTATCAGGCCAGCAATTCTACAAAGCCTGTGGAGATTTATTAGAAGGCTTAGTCAATCATCGAGTAGTTCATAATGGTCAGGCAGAGTTGATTCAGCAGATGAATAACTGCGCAGCTAAGGTTAACGATAGCGCCTGGCGGATTATCAAACGCAAGTCTGCCGGCGACATCTCTGCACCTATTGGCTTAGCAATGGTAGTTTCTAAGTTGATGATCCCAACACCTAAGCCACAGATTTATACTTAGACACACCCACGGCGTGTTGTCTATTTACTTGACAAATGGTATTCTTTATGTCTATGGGTCGCTTATTGCAAACATTCGGATTACAGTCTAAGCCTTTATTAGAGGCTCAAGCTGCACCTCAAGTTCTTGGCGAGTATTCACCTTATGCAATGCCTTTCCAGTATGCCTATGTTTCAAGAACAGAAGCTGTCTCTGTACCTGCACTATTTCGTTGCCGCAATTTATTGGCCGGGACTATCGGCGCGATCCCTTTAGAGCTTTATAGAAAATCTACTAATGAAGAACTTGGCTCACCTGCATGGTTAGAGCAACCTTCATACTCACAGCCACGATCTGTAACAATCGCCTGGACTGTTGACTCATTATTGTTTTACGGACAAGCCTTTTGGAAAGTTGTAGAGGTTTATCAGGAAGATGGTCGCCCATCTCGCTTTGAATGGATTGCTAATCATCGAGTAACTGCCACACTTGATAAAGATAATGTTTTTGTAAAATCTTATGCAGTTGATGGCACTACTTTGCCTATGGATGGTTTGGGATCGCTTGTCACATTCCAATCATTAAATGATGGAATACTAAATACTGGAGTCCAAACAATTCGCGCTGCTATTGATGTTCAAAAGGCAGCAGCCATCGCAGCAGCAACACCAATGGCATCTGGTTACATTAAAAACACAGGCGCAGATTTAGATCCCAAAGAAGTTCAAGGATTGTTGGCCGCATGGAAAAATGCTCGCAACAATCGCTCTACTGCTTATTTAACAAGCACTCTAGAATACACACCAGTTTCATTTTCACCTAAAGACATGATGTACAACGAGGCAATTCAAAATCTAGCAACAGAGATTGCCCGTCTTTGTAATGTCCCGGCCTATTATGTTTCAGCAGAAATGAATAACTCAATGACTTATTCAAATGTTCAGGATGAGCGCAAGCAATTTTTAAGTTTATCCTTACAGCCATTTATTACAGCGATTGAAGATCGCCTATCTATGGATGACATCACTGCTCGTGGGAATGTTGTTAAGTTTGACATTGATAAAAATTTCTTGCGTACTGATCCACTAGCAGAACTTGCAGTAATCGAAAAACTCTTAGCCCTTAACTTAGTAACCCAGGAACAGGCTATGGAAATGACTGATCTAACACCTAACGGAAGCAATGGTCTAGTATGAACCAAGTAATTACCTTCTCAGCTGATCTAACAGCAGACTCAGCCAATCGCACTATCTCAGGCAAAATCGTACCTCTCAACATTGAGGCAGGATCGACAAACATGGGTAAAGTAATCTTTGAATCTGGTTCAATCCAGATCGCAGATCCTAAGGCCATCAAACTTTTAAGCCAACATGATAATAAAAAGCCTTTGGGACGAATGATAAGTTTTAGCGAAACCGAAGATGCTATTTATGCAGTGTTTTCTATTAGTCGTTCACAGCGCGGTACTGAGGCTCTAATCCTTGCAGAAGAAGGATTGCAGTCAGGTTTAAGTATTGGCGCAGAAGTTCTAAAATCAAAAATCAAGGATGGCATTACTTATGTATCCATGGCGCGGCTCGCAGAAACGAGCCTTGTAACAGAGCCTGCATTCAAATCGGCTCAAGTCACTGACATTGCAGCAGAAGAATCTGCTGTAGAAGAAGAAACAATCCAACCAACAGAAAGCGAGACAGCCACCGTGGAAAACACCACTCCAGCAGTCGAAGCAACACCAGTTGAGGCTCCAGCGGTTGAAGCTGCTCGCCCAACTGTTTCAGCAGCATACTACGCAAAGCCACGCATTGAAGTTACAGCAGCAAAGTACGCTGAGAACTCAATCCGCGCAGCTCTAGGTGATGAGGATGCTCGTCAATACCTATTAGCAGCAGCAGACACAACAGACAACGCAGGTCTTGTACCAACACGCCAGTTGTCAGAAATCATCAACCCACTCGGAACAACAATCCGTCCATCAATCGATGCAATCTCTCGTGGAGTGCTTCCAGATGCAGGTATGACTTTCGAAATCCCACGCATTACACAGATGCCAACAGTTGCTATCGAGCCAGAAGGCGATGCATTTAGCGACACAGATCAAAACTCAAACTTCTTATCTGTAACAGTACAGAAGTATGCAGGACAACAGACATTTTCTGTTGAATTGCTAGATCGTACATCTCCAGCATTTTTCGATGAGCTAGTACGCAACATGGCAGCAGCTTATGCAAAGGCAACAAACGCAGCAGTCAACGCAGCACTTATTTCAGGTGCAACAACAGATGCAACAACAACTGTTACATACCCAACAGCAGCAGAACTTCTAGGAATTGTTGCTCGCGGTTCAGCTTCTGTTTATGGAGCAACAGCAGGACTTGCAAATCCATTTGCTCGCAACATGGTCGTTTCAACAGGACAATGGTCAAACATCATGTCACTCAATGATAACGGTCGCCCAATCTACACAGCATCACAGCCACAAAACGCAGGTGGAGCAGTTGCACCTACATCACTAACAGGCAATGTTGCAGGACTTAACCTCTATGTAGATCCAACAAACGGTGGCGATGGCGATGGAACAATCCTTATCGTTAACCCAGATGCATACACATGGTACGAGTCACCAACATACCGCCTACGCGCAGAGTCAACAGCAAACGGATCAGTAACAGTCGGTTACTACGGATTCGGTGCTATTGCAACTAAGGTTGCAGCTGGCGCATTTAAGAACAACAAGGCGTAATAAACTCACTAAGTCGCTCTAGGGGTCAGTAGCCCTCTGACCCCTAGAGTCTTTAGAAAGGATTGCACATGGCACTAACCACAGTCAGCGAGTTACGCACTACGCTTGGCGTTGGCACCCTGTATCCAGATGCAACCCTTCAGGAAGTATGTGATGCCTCAGATGCAGTCCTACTTCCTATGCTATGGAAACCTGTTTGGTTTTCA